GTAATATAAATCATCAACTGTCCATTCGTTAATGATCTGCTCTGCACATTGACGAATGAATGTGCCTTTGAACGATTGACCACCGACCACGAACTCTTCTTGCTCGATTACTGTCAATGCTTGGTCATTCGTCAATCCCTCGTCATTGAGTAGAAAACCTAAATGGCTTTCTACATTAACAACTAAATCTTTTAATCTGCTCATTTTAAATTACCTCCATTAAGTTCATTATGATTAGATATTATTTTACAATTTATTGCAACTATTATTTAGTTAACATGTTAAAGGCCTGGAAGTTATTTCCAATTCCTAGGGTTATCTTTATCATCATATGCAATTCTTTTTTCATTCAACTGAAAGATAACTCCATTATCATTTAACTTGTTAAGTAACTTGGGCATCTCACAATCTTCCTCAAGTGCAAACAATTCTTCATTCTTTGTTCTGTATGCATTTGGAAAATCATCTGGATGTAATCTGGCTTTACGAAGATCAACTCTTGTTACGATTGCCCAACCATGTGCCTCGTCAATTACATAAGGTATATTTAAAATTCCTATCATTTTATTCCTCCAATCCTAATTGTTTCAATGTCTCTTTTACTTCTTCATCTGCGAAATGTTGTTTCAATGTTATTGCAACTTTTTCTTGAAACCATTCACTATCTGTAATGACATCTAAATTGTGATGAATAAATTCTTCCAATGCTTTTGCTAAAGGAATTACACTTGGTTTAATCTCTTCCATTTTTTCCTCCTAAAAAATTCTCACAACACTCTCTAAAAAGTTTGTGTGCTTTAATCTCATTCATTTCTCCCTCGTCATAGAGTTCAAAAATTTCATTAACTCTTCCAAAAAGATAATCAATCTCCATTACCATTTTAGTTCTCTTATCAATAATTGATTTTACTTTTTTAAATTTAGCCATTATTTCCTCCCAACTCTGATTAATAAATCTTGAGGTATCGAGGATAAATTCTCAGTCCATCCTCGACCTCCACATGATTGACATGTAATTACTTCATCACAACTAATTGGTATGTTTCCATGTCCAACACATTCTTCACATTCATATTGTAAAGTCGCCCCACTATCCTTGAGCATTGTCAATTGACCATTGATCATTATACTTCCTCCCACAAATTACCTTTGACATTTTTGTTATGAAAAAACATTACACACAATAATCTTAATTGCTTGTAGGTAATGTCTTCGTTTGGAGTAAAACCAAACTCCTCGGAAAAATATTCGTTGAATGATCTCTTGTCTTTGTAAAGATATTCATTCCACAATTCTCCAATCTTATCTTGATCAGTTTTACTTTTTTCAAATTCATGTTCTTCTGCTTTTTCCCAAACATTTATGAATTTTCTAATCCATTTTTCTTGAATGTTTGTTAAAGTTATCTCCCCTCCATGATGATCATAGAGGAGATCGTCTGCACTAATTAGAGGGTTATATTTATTTCTTAACAACCATCTATTATATAATTTTGTTAATGATTTATAACTGTCCATTTAACCCTCCTTAGTTGCTAAGATAAAAGAACCAACACAGTTATAAATTTCATAACCCTTAAAACCATTTTGATCATATAGTTGAAAATAATCTCTACTACTTCCAACAAAATAAGCATTCTTAATTCCTAATGAACTATCATGAAATCTTTCTCTTTCATCTTTTTCAACTTTATAAAAAGATTGATCATGACATCTATCTACACAATCAATCATCCCATTAAATCTTGATCTTGTAGAAATATAAAGATCATCGAAATTCTTTTTGATAAAACTTTTAATTGTTGTTCTAGTTATTTTTTTCATTTTACACATCTCCCTTTGCATATATTTTTTCTGCATCTTGATAGTTCTCCATTTTTTCAATTGATAAAACATCTCTGTATCCTTTTTTCTCTAGGATTTTTTTCATGGAAAGAGCCTCATTATAAGTCTCATAATATCCATAAACTCCGTAACAAAATAAAACGTACATTATTTATTTCCTTTCGAATTAAACCAATTAGTAGTTAACTTCTGTAATAGAATATCGACATCAACAAAATTTCTTTCGCCATTAACTTCCCATGTAGATGTTTGAGAAGTTTGTTCTTGTCTTAAAATTGCCTTTAAAACTTCTTGATCTTTTTTAGTTAAATAAATGTTCACTTTGATCCTCCATAATTTTTTAACCTAAGAAGAGCCTAACACATAAATTAAAATAAAAAAACATTTAATTGCAATTAATGACAATTATTTTACTTATATAGGGTTTTTCACAACGAAAATAAATTTGAAAAAGTTTTTGAGAAAATAGGCGTGTAAGTGTGTAAGTGTGTAAACAGTTCTAAAACCTTTATCCACCTTCAAATAATTTACACACTTTATACACATTTACACACTTTCAAATCACTACCAAAACGCACACGAGATTTTGTTTTTTCCAAATTGATTTGGTTGTGAAAATCCCTATAATAGCCATATGGCTAATAAATCAAAACTAACACCTAGACAAAGAGAGTTTGCTAAACACTATGTCGAAGGTATTTATTCTGCAAAACAATGTGCAATTAAAAGTGGTTACGCAGAGGATAGTGCAAAATTTCATGCATCTAAATTATTAAATGGAAAAGATTTTCCTTTAGTTACTGAACATGTAAAAGAACTTCGAGATGAAAGAGAAAGAAAATATGGAGTGACATTGATTGGTCAGTTAAAAAGATTATCTGAATTATCTCATAGAGCAGAAGAAGAGGGACAATTTTCTGCATCAATAAATGCAGAGAAAACAAGATCGGCATTAGGTGGATTAACAGTTGATAGACGAGAACAAAACCATATTCATCAACTTGATAAATTAAGTCGAGAAGAAATTATTGCTAGACTTCAACAAATCAGATCAGATTATCCTCATGCTTTTGTAGAGGGTCAATTTAAGAAAGTAAAAGACGATGGAGAAAAATCTTTGGTTGCTATTGAAGAAAAATCTTCCTCCAAAAACTCATTATCAAAGAATTGAAAATAGGGTATCAAATGGAATGTGTGACACTTTTTTATGTCACAATGGTATTTCTGTATTTGTTGAATTAAAAACAACTAAAAACAACCACATTTTATTACAAAGATCACAAATTGCTTGGAATATGTCGCTTTTTAATTCAAAAGGGTTATCTTTTTTCTTGGTCAAGCACCTCTTGACCTCTGACCTATTTTTATTTGAAGGGTCTCAAGCCATTGAATTATCTGACAATGGTCTTTTGACAAAGGCTATTTTACAGACAAAAGACATAAAAGAAATAATAAAATCCATCTTTGGCAGCCGTTAACATGTTAACTAAATCCTGGAAATCCAGGCCTTTAACATGTTAACTATTTTTTGCGTCTTGCGTGTTGATGACCGATGGTCAATTGACCATCGATAAAAGATGCTTGACCATGGTCTTGCGTCTTGCGTCTTGTGACCGTTTGTGATCGAAAACGATCACAAAAAAAAGAGACTAGGAGGGGAGGATTTCCTAGTCTCTAGAGCTTGATAAGTGAGCTATCCCGATTAGCTCACTATTTGTTTAACATGTTAAATTATCAATGTAAAGGATATGAAACATTTTTTACTTTTGGATTATAACAAGCTTTACATTCTAAACATTTACCTTCTTGTTTATATGCAATACATTCTAAACCAAAAGCTTTTTTATTTTCATGTACTGTAGATGTATTGTTAAATCCATCTAATGGTTTTTGGTCAATGTTTGGCGAAGAGATTCTTAAACAAACATTTTTTGGTAAAGACTCAATTTTTAAAACTTGTCTCCACATTTTATATTCTTTTGACGGTATCCAATGTTTAATATCTGGAGTTTGTTTACAAATCTCTAAAATATTTAAACCCATAAAAACAGTTTGAATATCTCCAGAATCAAACCATCTAAAAAACTTTTTAGTTTGTGATTGTAATAACCAAACCATAATTGGAATAAAATCTTTACTGTTAAAAAACTCTAAACGTCTAGCCATTGCATCCTTAACTACTGGAAAAACGTAACATCCTTTTAATGCATAACATCCATTGCAAACTGTTCCAGGTTTTTTTGCTAGTTTAGATCCAGTTTTACAAAGATTTGCATTTAATGAAATTGATTTAACGCCAAGTTTAGACGTACTAGATAACATTTTTTTATAATAACTTTTTTCTTCTTTATTTAATTGTATCATTTTTTAATCCTCCAATAAGTTAATTATAAACCCATTGCAATAAATTGCAATGGGTTATTAGTTTTATAAGTATTTGAATAAATCTCTAGTAGTATATTTGAAATATCCTCTATTATGAATTTTCAGTCTGTCTAGTATACCTTTTTTTAATACTAGATATTTTTTACTTTTAACAATTTTAGCTTTACCAGATTTTAAACCCTTTTCTTTGTTTATCTCAATTAAAGCTTTAATTGTTTTTTCCATATCCTTTAAACCTTCATAAACTTTTTTATTGTCTTTTGATAATTCATACATTTTAAGAATAGCAATAATTGCTTTTTTTCTATCCTCAATTGAATAACAATTAAACTCACTTTGTATTAAATCATTTTCGATATTTATTTTTTGATATGTCATTTTTTTATCCTTTCATATCGTTTTTGTTTATAAATAAACAATAACCTATAAATAAGAATAAGTAAACAATTAATTGCAATAAATAACAACTATCAATTAACATGTTAACTATCCAGGCCTTTAACATGTTAACTATTAACATGTTAACGATCGAGGCAAGACCGTACATGAGCCATGACCGAAGGTCATGACCGTTATTGCGACCGTAGGGAGCGACCGTAGTTGGTTAACAATGTTAACTAAATATGGTTCTTGCATCTTGGAGGATATATTGAACATGTTCATTGTCTTGCGTCTTGCGTGTTAATGACCGTTTTAACAAACACAAAAAACAAACACAAAAAAAATGGGAGCATATGCTCCCATTCTTCGAGGATAAAACTTTATATGTTTGGATTAATTACTATTCTTTCATTTCCTAGTTTATTAGATCCACAGTAATAACATTCTTTAAATGTTTCTTCATAGTCTCTTGTTACTAATGTTTCTTTACATTCTAAACAATTCACTTCTCTTGTATTATAAGTTTTAAGATTGTTATCGATACTGCTATATGTAAACCAATTCATCTTATTATCCTTTTTCTGATTTTAGTTGTTTAATTATTTTATTAGCATGATCCATTTTTTTTGCCATATCTCTAATATTAGCAAAAACATTTTCAAAACCCTTGTGATCTAAATTAGGGTTTTGCAATGCCATTATAATTATTTCCCCACATGTAATCCAATTAGGAGTGATATCTATTTTATCACTAACATTATTATTTGTTTTCTCTAAATGCTTATCTCTAATCTCTGCTTGTTTTTTGTAATGATTAATAAGTTTTTCAGATTGAGTTAATTTAGTCATCTTATTATCCTTTCTAGGAAGTGGCACTAAGCCACTTTCCTTGTTACAGTTAAACCTTTTTGTGAATCTCTGTGGAGATAAACAGTTCCTTTCCATTTTGGATCAATAGATCTATTGCCATAGTAGGTAGTAGTTCTAAAGTATCTAGACTTTCTAGGATTATATGTAACTGTTTCTAGATCACCAGATAATGTCCAAGTGTCACACCATTCACCAGACACATAAGCATGAACATACTTTTTGTTTTCTGCTATTACTTTTTGTCTAGTTTTTTCTCCAACAATAAAGTGGGCATTGTCTAGTCTCATATGGTCACAATATCCAATAACTATCCATCCAAGTTTACCATTACCTCTTCTTACTTTTACTTGGACACTAAAAGTATCTGTAGTTAAGTTTCTATAAACTCTTACCAAAGTTCCTTTAGCTAAACTTTCTCTTGTAATTTGATCTTTCATTTTATTACCCTCGTTTTGTTAAGTTATAAAAAAACAGTATCACGGTTTTTTAAATAAGTAAAACAATTAATTACAATTAATTGCATTTATTTTAACTTTCTTATTAACATGTTAACTAATTACTTAGAGTTATTACTTAACATGTTAACTATGTTGGGGTTACTGATTTAATTAACATGTTAACTTTGCAATCCAATAACCCCCTCCCACCCATATAACGGGGGTGTGTAGTATGTGGCATGTCATGTCATGTTAGCTTGATAAATTCATTCAAATATATTATCGTTTGGGCATGAATCTAGACTCGCTGCCAAAAGAAGTGTTACAACAAGTTCTTCAACTCGAAGAACAAAAGAAAAAACTTGAAACTCGTGAGTTGGCAAGGGACAAGTTTATGGCGTATGCCAAACATGTATACGAGGGGTTTATCGAAGGACGGCATCACAGAATAATAGCTGAGAAGCTTGAGGCGATTGCCGATGGTAAATTGAAAAGATTAATTATCAATATGCCCCCCAGACATTCCAAGTCTGAATTAGCCTCTTATCTTATGCCTTCTTGGTTTTTAGGAAGGAACCCTAAATTAAAAATAATACAAGCTACCATGAACACTGAACTTGCGGTAAGGTTTGGAAGGAAGGTTCGTGATCTCATAGCTGATCCTATCTATAGCGATGTGTTTCCAGATACGGACCTGAAACAGGATAGCCAAGCGGCTGGAAGATGGGAAACGAGCCGTGGCGGGGAATATTTTGCCGCAGGGGTGGGTGCAGCAATGACAGGTCGTGGTGCTGATTTATTAATTATTGATGATCCACACTCTGAACAAGATGCGTTGTCTTCGACAGCGTATGACAATACATATGAGTGGTACACTTCTGGACCGAGACAGAGATTACAACCGGGGGGTACCATCATAATTGTGCAGACAAGATGGTCTAAGAAAGACCTCACGGGCAGATTAATTACAGATCAAGCAAAAGACACTATGGCAGATCAATGGGAAGTGGTCGAGTTTCCAGCGATACTTCCTACTGAAAAAGCGTTATGGCCCGAATTTTGGAATGTTGATGAATTGTTAAAGGTCAAGGCTTCACTGTCCATTGGCAAGTGGAATGCTCAGTGGCAGCAGAATCCTACATCTGAAGCAGTGGCAATGGTCAAGCGTGATTGGTGGCAGTTATGGGAACGGGAAGACACACCGAGATTGGACTATATTATTCAGAGTTACGATACGGCTTACAGTAAAAAAGAGAGTGCTGACTATAGTGCTGTAACGACATGGGGTATTTTCGAGCCGAAGGAGAATGGTGAACAGCATATTATATTGCTTGATGCGACAAAGGGGCGTTGGAATTTTCCAGAATTGAAAGAGATAGCGATAGAGCAGAATGAGTATTGGGAACCAGATTTGATGTTGATTGAGGCAAAAGCATCTGGTCAATCATTAGCGGATGAGATGCGATTAATAAATTTACCCGTAGTTACATTTAGTCCTGGCAGACGCAAAGGGGGTAACTTAGATAAGGTTACGAGGATGCATATGGTATCTCCTATTTTCGAATCTGGAAAAGTGTGGTATCCTAACTCAAAGTTTGCAGATGAAGTTATAGAAGAGGTTGCTTCATTTCCGAATGGCGATCATGATGACTATTGTGATAGTATGACAATGGCTATTATGCGTTTTAGGCAAGGTGGTTTTGTATCACTAAAGGGTGAGGAAGAGCCAGAAGATTGGTTTCCTCGTAGAGCAAGAGAATATTATTAGGAGTAGAAAATGTCATCAAAAGAAATAGACAGAAGAAAAGCATATAAAAAGAACAGAAAAAGTTTTGAAATGTTTAAAAAAGCATCTGGCGATAAAGTAAAAGGTGTGAAATTTGATCCAGAGGCACTTGGCATCGTAACTAAAAAGAAAGCTGGGGGTACCATTAAAAAAATGAACATGGGCGGGGTAATGAAAGCTCGTGGTGGGACGTTCAAAGGTACTTACTAATGACTACTAGACTTTTAAAAATCAGAAAAAAGTTAAATAAAAAGCCACATAAAAAAGGGAGGTTAGTCAAAAACAGATTTTCTGATATACTAGCTCCAGGCAAAAAAAGAGTAACGAGGATTACATAATGGCAGAACGACAGATAGCAGGAATGGTCGAGGGATCAATGGGCGCGGGTGGCAGCATGATGCCAGAGGAAGACAGTCTTGAAATCGAGTTACCATCGACCATTGACGATTTACCAGAAGGAATCGAACTTGCTACAGACGAAGCGGTAGAAGTTGTTGCAGAACCTTACAATCATGATGCGAACTTAGCAGAAGTTTTAGATGAGGGTGTACTAGGATCTTTATCTTCAGACTTACAAAACAAAGTTCGAGAAGACATGGAGTCAAGATCTGATTGGGAAGAAGCCATTGCCAAGGGACTTAATTTATTAGGAATTAATTACGAAGATAGAAGTGATCCTTTTCTTGGTGCAAGTGGGGTAACTCATCCATTATTGAGTGAGGCAACAACACAGTTTCAGTCCCAGGCTTATAAAGAGATGTTGCCAAGTGGTGGACCTGTAAAAACAAATATTCTTGGTGTTCCTACAAAAGAAACAGAGGATCAAGCACAAAGAGTAAAAGATTTTATGAACTACCAGATAATGGAAGTCATGGAAGAGTATGACGCTGATACGGATCAAATGTTATTTTATTTGCCGTTAACTGGGTCTACATTTAAAAAAGTTTATTTTGATACAACAAAACAAAGAGCGGTATCAAAATTTGTACCTGCCGAAGATTTAGTTGTTCCATATTCTGCGTCAGACTTAATGACGGCAGAGAGGGTTACGCATGTAGTTAAAATGACGTATAATGATATTCGTAAACTACAAGTAGCAGGAGTGTATAGAGATGTTGAGTTATCTACAACGGATTCTGGAGAAGATGAAAGTAGTATCCAAGGAACTACTGATGAGCTTCAAGGACTCCATCCGAACTATTCTGATGATGTATACACACTTTTGGAAGTCCATGTGGATCTCGATTTGGAAGGTTTTGAAGATCCGAATGGAATCATGTTACCATATATTGTCACGATTGATGAAAACTCCAGTCAAGTTTTATCGGTGGTTAGGAACTATAGGGAAGAAGATCCGTTAAGACGTAAGAGACAATATTTTGTACACTTTAAATTTTTACCAGGATTTGGCTTTTATGGTTTCGGGTTACTGCACACAATCGGAGGTCTTTCTCGTGCTGCGACTTCTATTTTAAGACAATTAATTGATGCAGGTACTTTATCAAATCTTCCAGCAGGTTTTAAAGCGAGGGGTGTTCGTATTCGTAATGATGACGAGCCTCTTAATCCTGGGGAATTCAGAGATATCGATGTCCCAGGTGGAGATCTTAAAAACTCCATCATCCCACTGCCATATAAAGAACCATCTGGTACACTAGCACAACTTTTAAGTGTTGTTGTTGATTCTGGTAGACGTTTTGCACAAGTTGCTGATGCTAAAATTAGTGATGTAAACTCACAAGCACCCGTAGGAACAACTGTTGCTTTGATTGAGCAAGGCTCAAAAATTATTTCTAGTATACACAAGCGACTACATTACGGACAAAAACAAGAATTTCGTATGTTGGCAGAGATTTTTGCAGAGAATCCAGTACCATATCCTTATTCTGTAGGTAATATTGCACCAGAAATAATGCAACAAGACTTCGATGGACGCATTGACATACTTCCAGTAAGTGATCCGAGCATTTTTTCTATGGCACAACGCTTGTCACTGGCACAAACACAGTTGCAAATGGCACAACAAGCACCACAGATACATAATCAGTACGAAGCATTTAGAAGAATGTACGATGCACTCGATATAAAGAACATTGATAGTATTTTACCTCCTCCACAACCGCCTGCGCCTGTAGATCCAGCCACAGAAAATGGTAATTCTATTAAAGCTGCACCTCTTCAAGTGTTTCCACAACAAGATCATGAGGCACATGTCCGTGCTCATGTAGCATTTTTGGCTACACCAGCATCACAAGTCAATCCACAAGGGTATGCTTCATTACAAGCACATGTTCAAGAGCATGTTGGACTGATGGCAAGAGACCAAGTAACTAAATTCTTTCAAATTTCTATGCAAGAGGCTCAAGCGAGAGGTGAAATGGTTCCTCAAATTGACCCTGCCGCCCTAGAAGCTGCGATAGCACAGCAAATTGGTGAAATATTGAGTGAAGTTATGCCATCTCTACAACCACAACAGCAAGTTGATCCTCTTGTACAGATTAGACAACAAGAATTAGAGAATGACACTGCTGAAATACAGAGAAAAGTGGCAAATGATCAGATGAACTTTCAAATTGATCAAGCAAAGCTAAAACAATCGTTTGATTTGGCACAACAAAGATCACAGCTACAAGAAAGTATTGCAGATGATCGAAATGATGTAAATATTTATAGAATAAACACACAAGCCTCACTAAAAGGTAAGTAAAAATGGATCCAGTTACGATATCAGTCGCTGTGGGGGTGGCGAGTAAAGCTTTCTCTGCAATAAAGGCTGGTTTCGCAATGGGAAGAGACATTGAACAGATGTCGGGTGACATTGGACGTTGGATGGGAGCAGTATCAGATGTTGATAACGCAGAAAAACAAGCGAAAAATCCTCCATTGTTTGGTAAATTGTTTAAAGCTGGTTCTGTCGAGGAAGCCGCTATGGCTGCCTATGCAGCCAAGAAGAAACTTGAGGAACAAAGGTACGAACTCAAGACATTTTTGAATCTTACTCACGGACCTGGAGCTTATGATGAGCTTTTACAGATGGAAGGTCGAATAAGAAAAGAACGTCAGCAGACAATATACAAACAACAACAGATGAGAAGACAATTAGGCGAAGGATTAGCTTGGTTATTTTTAATACTCATTATAGGTGGCTTTTTACTTTTATTAGCTAGTATGTTTACCAATAAATCATATGCTGATGACTATAAATATGTGCCAAAGCCATATACTAAACAACAATTAGAGAATCAAGGCAAGATTGAGAAAAAGAAGTATACAACTTGCCGTTTAAAAAAAAGAATTAAATCAAGAAGTGGTCAAATGGCTTGTATTTATCTAGGAAATAATCAAACATATGAGATGATGATTGAGAGTTGGTGCCCAAAGCAATATAAATGTATTTATAATCCTTGGGGTAAAGAACCCAACATTGATGATGTAATTAATTCGTTAAACAATGCAACGAAAGGTAAATAAATGGAAAACATGATACTAGATGCATGGAATGATCTGACATACTTTGAAGGAATATTATTTACATTTTGGCTTTTTATCTTATATTATGGTAAATGTTGGATAGATAAAAGGTTTCAAAAATGATAAAGTGGATATTAAATTTATTGAGTTACAATAAGAGAGTGGGTATTACCTCTAAAAGAGAATTATCTAAGCACAGACTTCATACTGTAAAATCTAATGGTGGATTCAGATATGAAGATTTGTGTATGTAGGAGATAAATATGCTTCAAGCTTTAATAGGACCTATAGCTACTTTAGCTGGTACTTGGTTCGAAAACAAAGTTGAGAAGACAAAAGCAGAAGGACAAGCAAAAGTTGCAGAGGCTAGAGCTCGTGCTTCTGTTGCAGAGAAGGTAGCTACTGGCGAAGTTGCTTGGGAAGGCAAAATGGCAGACGCTACAAATGAAAGTTGGAAGGACGAGTTTGCCTTAGTTGTGCTACTGGCTCCCGCAGTTTTGGTCTTCATACCTGGGATGAAAGAATATGTTAAGGAAGGATTTGATATATTGGCAACTTTGCCAGAGTGGTATCAGTACCTTTTATATATTGCAATTAGTGCGAGTTTTGGAATCAAGGGAGTGGGACAAGCCGCCAAGATGTTTAAGAAGAAATAATGTATGAACTATTTGTATTAGCGTGTTTAGTAATTAACCCAGTTCAATGTGTTATTTTAGAAGATTTAAATGGTCCTCACAAAAGAGAAATTGATTGTATAATTAGAGCACAAGAAATTAAAGAACAAATAAAAAATAATACACCAACGTATTCTGCTAGAAAGTATAACTGTAAAAAATTTAATGCAAGATCTATTTAGACATTTAAGGATACATACAATGACTAAAAAAAATAAAATTAAAAAAGTTATTAAAGGTTTAACCAAGGCATCTAAGTCACATGCTAAACAAGTTAAAATATTGAAAAGTACTTTAAAGAAAGGCAAAGAAAATGGCAAGGGTTAAGCAGTTTGCAAAAGATATGGGTATGTCATATAATCAAGCTAACAATTTAGTTAAAAAAGGAAGAGCACTCAAGGATGGAGGATCTTCTGTATTGGAGAGCACAATGAATAAAACAAAAGTAATTAAAGCAAACAAAGGTAAAATAACCAAATTAGATACTAAAAACCCTGGCAAAGCAAAAGTTAATCAATTTAAAAATGTTCAGAACGCGGCGGCAGCTGGAAAGATAAGTCAAAAGGATGCTTTAGATAAAATAAGAAAAATAGTTTTAAGTAAAAAATTAGGTGGTGGTTTTCCAGATTTAAGTGGTGATGGTAAAACAACTATGAAAGATGTTCTTATAGGTAGAGGCGTAGTACCAAAACCAAAAACAATGAAGGCTAAAAAAGGTGCGATTGTTAAAATGCGTGGTGGTGGATTAGCAGTCCAAGGAACAAAATTTAGTGGTGTTTATTAATGGCTAATGGCTTTGATACAGACGATACTAGTTATGCAGGAGATGATCCCTCTTTTGAAGGAGGAAGTGGTGTAGGTTATGGTTCCGTTTCTCCTAGTATGCCTGGAGGTTCTGACAATGACAATGCCTTAACACCCGCACAAGTAAAAGAAGAAATTTATACACAAAGTGGAGGCACTGCAACTAATCCATTTCCTAATTCTTTCTTTTCACAATTGTTTGGTGTAGAAAATGTTAGCTATGTTGATCAGTTTGGTGGAGGGGATGTTGGATTAGCTAACATAGCTCAGAGAAGAGCAATTAATCGTGATAGATATATGAATCCTTTAAATGATGAAGGAGCCATAAGGCCTGGTCTTGAAGGACAATTAACAAGATTAGGAAGAGTTATTGAGGTAGACAGACCTCAAACTTTTGGAGAAACAATGGCAAGAAGCCTTTTTGGTTTTAGTCCTTTAGGTCCAATGACATCTTTTTTAGGAACAAAAGAACAAGCCATAGCTCCTAATTTTATGGCAGAACAAGGAATTAATTATGATCCTGCTTTAGATCCTAACAGTGCAGAATATCAAGGTCCACAAAGTATGTTGGGGCAACTGGGTAGAGGAATAGAACAAATAACATTTGGTGGTGCAAGACCAGTAACTAAAGGAACCAGAGGTATTTTAGATTTGATTCAAGGTCAAGAAGCAGAGAGAGCCATGGGTGGATATGAGACTTTTGATGGTCAAAAAATATAATGCAAGTAACAGATTTTTTACATAGATACAAAAAAGTATTAGACACCCGTGTAGAAGATATTAGTATTTCCTTGACGAGTGGAAATGCTTCTGATATTGGTCACTATAAAGCAATGGTAGGTGAAATCCAGGGTCTAACCTACGCATTAGAACAGCTAAGAACCCTGCTGGAGAAAACAGACAATGACTTTGATAATACCTGAATATGTATTAAAACAAAGACAAGCTAAAGAAAAAGCTGAAAAAGAAGCAAAAAACAAATCCTTAACAGAACGAGTACCTCAACCCACTGGATGGCGAATACTAGTCATGCCTTATATGGGTAAAGAGAAGACAGAAGGTGGTATTCATGTACCAGATTCTATTAGAGAAAAAGAGGCAAGAGCAACAGTTGTTGCTTTTGTTGTTAAGTTAGGGGCACTTGCGTATAAAGATCTTGATAAGTTTGGAGAAGAGGGACCTTGGTGTAAGGAAGGCGACTGGGTTTGTATTGGTCGTTATGCTGGGTCACGATTCAACATAGAAGGAGGAGAAGTTAGGATAATCAATGACGATGAAGTCATTGCAACTATTGTTAATCCCGATGACATCAAAACATACGGAGTATAAGTATGCAAGAAAACATCGAGAAGACCGAACCTCTAGAAGAGGAAGGTCAACTAATTGAAATAGACGATGCAGAAGAAAAAGTAGAAGAAAAAGTAGAAGTAGAAGAAGGTCAACCAGAATCTAATGAGAATAGACCTGCTGTTGAAGTTAAGAAAGAAGAAGACGATCTTTCTGATTATTCGGATACAGTAAAAAAACGAATTGCAAAGCTCACTAAAAAATTCAGAGATGAAGAAAAACAAAGAGCAGCAGCACTAGAGTTTGCAGAATCCGTTAAAAAACAAAATGACGAACTCAAAGCAAAATTAGAAAAACTAGATACAACGTATGTTGGTGAGTTTGATACAAGAGTGCAATCTCAAGCATTAGCTGCAAAAGAAGCATATAGAAAAGCTTATGAAGCGGGTGATGCTGATGCAATGTATGAGGCTCAACAGACAATTTCTAAAATTGCATTGGAAGAAGCTAGATTAAATCAACTCAAACAACAAAGAGAAGAACAAGCAAAAGTTGCCGAAGTTAATGGTTCTTCTCCACCTCAACAACCTGCTGCAACTCCTCCGCCTCCTAAACCAGATCCTAGGGCAGAAGAGTGGGCAGATAAAAACGAATGGTTTGGAAAAGATCAAACAATGACATATGCCGCTTTTGGTATACACAAGTCATTAATTGAAGAAGAGGGTCTTGATCCAAACACAGAAGAGTATTATACTGAACTAGATACGAGGATTAAAACTGAATTTCCACATAAGTTTGGAGAGATAAAAAAATCTTCTGGCCCCAGAGTCGCCTCTGCTGGAGCCACTGCCTCAAAGTCGGTATCACCAAAGGGACGCAGAACAGTCAAATTGACTCCTTCGCAAATAGCAATTGCGAAACGGTTGAATGTTCCGCTTGAAGAATACGCTAAGTATGTTAAGGAGTAAAAAATGGCTATAGACAGAACTACACGAGAAAGCAAGTCTCGTGCAAAGACCCAAGGAAAAAGAAAACCATGGGCACCTCCATCAAAACTGGCAATGCCAGATGCCCCCGCTGGGTACAAACATCGTTGGATTAGAACTCATTTAAGAGGTGAGGATGATAAAACGAATATGCACTCAAGACT